TGAACAAAGGGTTCGTGGCCTCAAATGGAACCAAGCTCGTCCTGACCTGATAGTGTGTGATGACCTTGAGGGTGATGAGCAAGTAGCTAACAAAGAACGTAGGGAGAAGTTCCGTAGATGGTTTGAGGGTGCCCTGTTACCCTGTAGAGCTAAACACGGCATCGTAAGGATTGTAGGTACTGTAATGCACCTAGACTCTTTGCTTAACAGACTAATGCCCCCTGACTCTGCTAAAGCTACTGTAATAGACCCATTAAAGACTTACAGCACCTTAGCAAAGCCTACATGGAAGTCTATTCGCTACAGAGCACATAACCCAGACTTTACTGAATTACTATGGGGAGGACAGTATGATGCTGAGTTCTTCCGTAGTAAGAAAGAACACTTAACTGAACAAGGTATCCCTGAGATCTATGCTCAGGAGTATTTGAACTACCCTATTGATGAATCTACTTCTTACTTCAAGAGAGATGACTTTCAAGAGATCTCTGCATTTGATCTAAATAAGATTCAGAAGGGTGAAAAGGAATTAAACTATTACATTGGGTGTGACCTGGCTGTATCTACAGTTGATAGGTCTGACTTCTCTGTATTCGTAGTTGCTGGTATTGATGATCGTGGTTTGATGTACATAGTAGATGTCCGTAGAGCTAGGCTGGACTCTCTACAGATTGTAGAAGAGTTCTTCTCCCTGCAAAGGAGATACAACCCTAGTTGGTTTACTTTAGAGAAGGGGACCATTGAGAAATCATTGGGACCTATCCTAAGGGCTGAAATGGGGTCTAGAGGCGTTTATTTTAATCTTAATACATCGGTAGCCAACAAAGACAAACAAACTCGTGCAAGAGGCATTCAAGCCCGTTTAAGAGCAGGGGCTGTTAGGTTCAACAAGGGTGCTGAATGGTATGGTGAACTAGAAGATGAGTTTGTAAGGTTCCCTAAAGCCAGACATGATGACCAGGTAGATGCTTTAGCTTGGTTAGGACTTACCTTAGACACACAACAATATGCGGCTACTCCTGAAGAGTTAGACGAAGAAGAATACCAACAATTTACAAGAGACTATGCCGATGACGGAAGAAACGCAATCTGTGGATACTAAGTTATCAATCTATAAGATCCTAGGGTCTGATAGTCTAATTGACGAACTAGAAGATGAGTACCTTGAGGACCTTGGTAGTAAGGTTGTTAAAGGCTTTGACCTAGATAAGACTAGCCGTGTAGACTGGGAACAACGTACAGAAGAGTCTATGAAGTTAGCTCTTCAAGTAGTAGAAGCTAAGTCGTTCCCTTGGCCTAATGCTTCCAATGTTAAGTTCCCTCTTATCACTATTGCTGCTCTTCAGTTCCATGCAAGAGCCTATCCTACATTAATCCCTACCTCTAGTATTGTTAAGTGTAAGGTTAATGCTGATGATACAGAAGGTGAAATAGCTGCTAGAGCCACTCGTGTAGAGAAGCATATGAGCTTCCAGTTACTTGAGGAGGATGAGAACTGGGAAGACCAGACTGATAAGGTGCTGATTACTCAGCCTATCATTGGGTGTGCTTTTAAGAAGACCTACTTCGACCCTATTAAGAATCATAACATCTCTGAGAACATACTAGCTAAAGATCTAGTGGTGTCTTACTTTACAAAGAGCTTTGAGACTTGTTCTCGTGTCTCTCATGTTCTATACATGACAGAGAACGACCTCTATGAACGAGTAGTTCGTGGTATCTACCGTGATGTAGAACTTAGTAAGCCTCTTAAACGATCTGCTGATAATCTCCAGTCTGCACAAGACCAAGCCCAAGGTCTAGTAGAAGCTGGTGAAGATGATACTAAGCCTCATGAAATCATTGAACAACATCTATACCTAGACCTTGATGGTGATGGCTATAAAGAGCCCTACATCGTTACAGTACATCGTGATAGTAAACAAGTACTTCGTCTAGTACCACGTTTCTTCCTGTCTAACATTACTTTCAAAGGTACTGGCAAGGATGAAAAGATCCTTTCTATTAAAGCTGAACAGTACTTTACTAAGTTTCCTTTTATACCGTCACCTGACGGTGGGTTCTACGACTTGGGTTTTGGAGTACTCCTGGGCCCTTTAAATAACTCTATCAATACAGTTATCAACCAGTTGATTGACTCTGGTACTATGTCTGTTACTGCTGGTGGTTTCTTATCCAGAGGGGTTAAGATTAAGGGTGGTAATACTTCTTTCCAACCTAATGAATGGAAGCCTGTAGAGTCTACTGGTGATGACCTCCGTAAAGGGATTGTTCCTTTACCTGTACGTGAACCAAGTCAAGTTCTGTTTACCCTGTTGTCTCTTCTGATTAACTACGGAGAACGTATTGGTGGTTCTGTAGACATCCTAGTAGGACAGAACCCAGGACAGAATACTCCAGCAGAGACTAGCCGTACTATGGCAGAGCAAGGCATGAAGATCTTCTCTGGTATCTTTAAACGTAACTACCGTAGTCTACGAGATGAGTTCCGTAAGCTCTATAGATTGAACCAGTTGTACATGGATAAGGAAGTTAAGTTTGGTGCCTTGTCTATTTCTCCAGACGACTACCTAGGAAGTCCTGGGGATATTACTCCAGCAGCAGATCCTAATATGGTATCTGATTCTCAGCGCATCATGCAAGCTCAGGCTCTAGTAATGGCGGCTAAGGAATCACCAGCCTTACATAACCAATACGAGGTTCATAAACGGTATTACGAAGCCCTACGCATTCAAGATATTGAGAAGGTACTTCCTAATCCTAAAGGACCTAATGCTATTCCTCCACAGAAACCTGTTAAGGTTCAAGAGGCTGAAGTTAAAGCGCAAGCAATGATTCAAGGTAAGCAAATCCAAGCTAAGAGCTTGTCTGACAAGTTACAACTTGAGATTGCTAAACTCATGCAGGATGCTGAGACTAAGAAAGCAGAAGTGGCTAAACTTGAAGCAGAGACTCTGTACCTATTGGAACAAGCTGATGGTGTTAGTGATGGACATCAGATTGCTATGATGGAGATGCAGTTGGGTCATGCTAAGATGCAGCAGGATGGTATCATGAACTCGGTGAAGTTAATGCAGAGTCTTCAGAAGCAGCAAATGGAAGAACAACAAATGAAGCAGGAGTCGAAACAACCTAAGGAGTAACATGGTACTAACAGAGGAAGAGTGGCAGGAATGGAAGACAAACAGTATTACTAAAGAGTTCTTTAAGGCTCTTATCAAAGAGCGCGAAACAGTTAAGGAACAATTAGTAATGGGTTTGTACGAAGAAGAAGGCCTAGCACGAGGAGTAGCTAAGTGTTTAAAGGACCTGACAGATATGACTTATAATGACTTTAGAGAGGCTGCTTATGAATAGTTCAGGAATCACCCCTGTAGGACATCGTATACTAGTTCTACCAAACCAGACAGAGACTAGTACGGAATCTGGTATCATCTTAGGGACTAGCTCCCAGATGGACAGAGAAGCCTTAGCACAGATGTATGGAGTTGTAATTGCTATGGGTGATAGTTGTTATGCTGATCAGGCAAGTCAGTGGTGTAAAGTAGGTGATAGAGTTTCTTTCGGAAAGTATACTGGGTTACTTTATACAGGAACTGATGAACAGAAATACCGAATGATTAATGATTTAGACGTAGTTGGTCTTGTTGAAGAGGGAGTCAAGTAATGAGTGAAGATAAGGTTATAGACCAAGTTCAAGATGTAGATCCTGTTATTCAGGAAACTGAACGCGAAGCCCGTACACAAGGATGGGTCCCTAAAGAAGAGTTCCGAGGTAAGGAAACTGACTGGATTGAAGCTGAAGTATTTGTTCAACGTGGTCGTGAGATCAATCCTATCCTACGGAAGAACAACGAGCGTATCCAGAAGGAATTGGATAAGGCTAAGAAGGATCTTGAAGAACTTCGTATCGGTGTAGAAGAGTTTAAGAAGTTCACTAAGGAGGCAACTGATAAAAAGATTGCTAACTATGAAGTGGAACTCACTACGTTACGTGAACAAAAGAAACTTGCTATCTCTAGTGGGGATGGTGAACTTGCTGTACAACTTGATGATCAAATGGATGCGGTTAAAGAAGCACGAGCCGCAGCTAAAGAAGATGCTAAAGAGGTAGTTAAAGAAGCTACTAAACCAGTAGAGACTAGTCCTAAGATTGAAGCTTGGGTAGAAGAGAACCAGTGGTATAAGACTAACAAAGTTATGTCTACTACTACTAATGCTATTGCAGAAGAGGTTCGGTCTGCCTATCCTTTCTATACTGAGGACCAGTTCCTAGAGGAACTAGATAAACGATTGGAAGATACTTTTGCTCCTGAGAAATTAGGGCGGAGGGTTAAAGCAAAGAATCCAATGGATAGTGGTACTAGTACAAGTACTGCTGGCTCTGCTGGTAAGGGTAAACAAACATATGATGCACTGCCACAAGATGCTAAAGATGCTTGTGACATGTTTGTAAAACAAGGTTTAGTAAAGAACCGTGAAGAGTACGTTAAAGAGTATTTTGCATCTTAATAGAGAGGAAATAGATTATGCCACGCGCACTTA